CACGAGGTCGGCCAGCGGCTTTACCTCACCTCAAGCATCATCCAAGAGACACCCAAGGTCCTCGAAATCCTCGCCACCGAGCTACGCAACGTCATAGAGTAGGGGTCACATGAGCTACGCACGGGACCTGCTCACCGGGATCGCACAGATGATCTCGGACACCGCCATCGCCGTCTACAAACCAGCCGGCGCGTACGGTGCTGCGGATAACGCCATCGTCTTCGGTGTGTGGCCGCAGGCCCCGGACCGGTGCGTCGTGCTGAACTACACCCCGATGGTGCTCGCCACGATGATCCCGATGGAACGCGGCCTGCTCGAATGCCACGTCCGCGGCAGGGCGGGTGACCCGTTCGACGCCGCCGAAACGGCCGACGCGCTCCGGGACCTGCTCCACGGCATCCGGGCCAAACCGTTCGGGGCCGTGAACGTCATCCAGATCCTGCACCGGAACAGTGTCCCCCTCGTCCAGGACGCGAACCGGCGCATGGAACAGGTCGAACAGTTCGATGTGGACCTCGACACCGCACCGACCGCGAACCGGCCCGACGGCGGGACGTGGTGACCGGTACACTGTCCCCATGAAACATCTTTGGGGGACCCTGGCCGCACTGGCCCTGCTCACCGGCTGCACACCATCACCGGCGCCCGCGCCATCACCGGACCCGGACGCCGTGTTCCGGGCCGCGATCAAGGACCGGTTCCCCGGGGATCTCGCCAAGGCCCCCGCCATGGGGCACAGCATCTGCGATGACTTCAAGGCCGGGACCGGGTTCGCCGCCGAAGTGACCTACCTTCGGACGCTCGCACCCGCACTGACCGCCGGTGACGCCGGCTACCTGATCGGCGCGGCGACCTCGAACTACTGCCCGGAGTACCAAAACCGGCACTAACCCAGACCTATAACTGAATAGCTTCACCCTTCTAGCCTCGTAGGCCGTCTACGGGGCTTTTTCTATGCCCAAAAGCCCCATAGGAGGCACCCACCATGTCAGTTTCACTGGCGCGCCGTTTCAAATTCGATGTATCCACCGACGGGACCACCTGGCTCCCGTTCAAGGGGATGCAGGACTTCTCCCCCGTGGAGAACTCCACCACCCAGTCCACCGCGACCTACGACAACGCCGGGTTCGACTCGTTCGAGAAGACCCTGACGGCGTGGACGGTCACGATCAAGGCCAACCGCCCCACCACCTCGGGTGTGTTCGATCCGGGCCAGGAACTGGTGCGCGCCGCGCAGTTCCAGTTCAGTGACTCCGCCCGCGTGTACATCCGCTATTACGACCGCAACGGCGCCGCCGGCGCGAAGTCCGGCCGGGCCCTGGTGGAGTGGAACCAGTCCAAGACCGGTGTCGCCGACGTTGAGGAAGTCACCGCCGTGTTCAAGGGCGACGGGGTCCTCTCGGACATCACCAACCCCTCCAGTGCCGCGGTGGTCCCGGTCATTGCGACGGCCACACCGTCGGGCGCCTCCGTGGGCCAGCTGGTGCGGATCACCGGCGCGTACTTCACCGGCACCGTCGCCACGACCGGCGTCAAGTTCGGTGCGACGAACGCCACGACCTGGGATGTCATCTCCGACTCCCTCATCGAAGCCGTGGTCCCGGCCGGCACCGCCGGTGCCGCGAACATCACCATCACGAACGCCGCCGGCACGTCGGCCGCGTTCTCTTACACCCGTGGCGCCTGAGTCTAGGTAGCCCTTTTGACCCGGGGGCGGGTTGCGTGAGAGTGGCCCGTCCCCGTACCAAACCCCCCACTCTCACACCCCACTCTCACAAAGGACACACCATGGCTTTGCGCCCGTACGAAGACATTATCGGCCCCCTGATCATCCCGGTCCGCGGTAAGGAATACACACTGCCCCCGATCTCCCTGGCCGACGGGTTGCGGATGCACGCCGCCGCCTCCCGCGGGGAGGAGATCTCCCTCAAAGACCTGAACGACATCATCCTCGGGGAGACCAAGGACGCCATGCTCGCCGACGGCGTCCCGCCCTCCGTGATCGACCGCGCCTTCTGGGTGGGCCTGACCGACTTTCAGCAGGGCCGCGAAGCCGCCGAACAGATCTGGGAGCACGGGGTCCCAAAAGCCGTGCTGGAGGAGCTGGTGAAGGCCTTCCAGAACACGACCCCACCGGCCGCGGACTCTACGACGCCGCCACCGGCCTCTGGGAGTACTACGAATCCGACGAGGGCGAAGGCTCCCCGGTCACGTGGGAACAAATCCTCACCCACTGGCCCCTGATCGTCGCCGACTTCGCCAGCGAGTACGGGATCAGGCTGCACCGGGACGCCCCCCTCTGGGCCGAGTTCCGGGACCTGATCCACGGGCTGCTGCAAACCAGTGAATCCCGGCTGTGGCGGGCGACCCGCCCCGACACCGACCCACCACCGCAGGGAGAGTAGACCATGACCGGCCCCACGACCACCGGCTCCATCGACGCGAAACTCACCATTGACAAGTCCTCATGGGATGAGAAGGCCGCCGAGGCGAAGGCCGAAGCCCGGGAACTGGGGTCCCTGTCACCGGAGATCAAGGTCGACGCGAACGTCGCCCCAGCCCTGGCGAAGCTGAACTCCGTGGTCCTCGCCGAGGGCCGGCTGGAGACGGCGACCCGGCAGGCGGCGAACTCTGCCTCCACCGCGTACATCGCCTCCGAGCGGCTCAAGGCCATGCAGGAGAAGCGTGGCGCCACCGAACTGCAGCTAGCCGCAGCGACCGAGGCCTCCGCCCGGGCCGACCGGAACGCCGAAGCGGCGGAGATGAAGGTCCTGGCCGCCACCACAGCCCTGAACGCGGCACGGCACGAGGCCATCAGCCGCGCCGATGAGCAGGCCGGCGCGAACGAGAAGGAAGCGGCCTCCACCGAGAAGGCGACCCAGGCGAACCGGCGGCACGTCTCCGGCCTGCAGGTCCTGGTCGCCATGTCCCCGCTGCTGCTCTCCGCCGCCGCACCCATCGCCGGCGCCGCCGTGGGTCTCGGTGCGGCGTTCGGCGCCATGGGCGTCTCCGGTGTGCTCGCGATCAAGGGCATTAAGGACGCCATGGAGGTCGGCGACGCGGTCGGGAACACCTACGCGACCGGGCTGCAGATCATCAAGGATGATCTGAGCAGCCTCGCCGGGACCTCCGCAACGGCCATGCTCGGCGGGTTCTCCTCCGTCATCGGGGACATCAACTCCCGGATGCCGTTCCTAACCCAGATGACCGGGCAGTTCGCCGGGCTGCTGGGCAACATCGGCGGCACGGCCCTGTCCGGGGTCCTGGCCGGGCTGGAGCAGATGAACCCGCTCCTGCAGGCCGGCGGGATCGAACTGGGCAAATTCGTGACCTGGCTGTTCTCGTTCAACGGCAGCAACGGGTTCTCCCAGTTCATCGGCTACGCCATGGATTCCCTGCCCGGTGTCATGCACCTGATTGAGAACCTCGTCACCACCGCCGGGCACCTCCTGGAGGCCTTCGCCCCGCTCGGGCCGGTGGTCATCGGGGTCCTGAACGGGATCACCGACGTCCTCAACGGCCTGCCCCTGCCCGTGCTCGCCGGTCTTGTGACCACCGCGGTCGCGATCGGTCCCGCGTTCACCATCGCCGCCCCGGCCATCCGGCTGGCCGGCTCGGCCCTGGCCCTGTTCGGGATCGAGGCGCAGCTCTCCGTCCCGGTCGTGGGCATCCTCACCGCCGCGATCGCCGGGATCGGTGTCGCCGTCGCGACCTCCGCCCTCGGCACGGATCAGGGCACGCACGCGTTCCAGGACTACACGGCGGCGATCCAGGCCGATAACGACGCCATCGGCGACCACGTCAAGGCCCAGGTCGCGAAGGAACTCGTTGACAACGGCGCCGCGCAGGCGGCCCAGCGGCTCGGGCTGTCCCTGATGACTGTTCAGCAGGCCGCCGAGGGCAACGCGACCGCGATCGCCGCGGTCAAGAATGTCACCGACGAGGCCGCCAAGGGCATCATCGACTGGACCAGTGGCGGGGCGTACGCGTCGGAGAAGAACAAGCAGCTCTCCTCCGACGTGGACAAGATGCGCGGCTCCGTCCTTGGGGCGACCGGCGCCATCGCGGATCAGGTGGAGAAGCAGAAGCTCCTCAAGGACATGATGGCCCCCACCACCGGGGAGGTCTCGGCGCAGTCCATCGCCGCGCAGAACCTCGCCGGCGCGTACGGTGCGACGGTGGCCGGGTATCAGTCGGCGCTCACCGCGCAGCAGTCCACCGCCACGCAACTGGCGGACACGACCATCAAGATGCAGTTGCAGAACGACGCGGCCGGCCTCCTGAAGGGTGCGCTGGACTCACTGAACGGCAAGGCCCTCTCCGCGGCGCAGGCGCAGAACGCGTTCGACTCCTCTCTGGCGAACATGGGCGACCACGTGAGCGCCACGGGTAAGAAGATCCACTTCACCACCACCAACATTGACGACATGTCTGCGGCCTCGGTGTCCTTGCGAGGCCAGTTGAACGGGCAGATCGCGAACCTCCAGGGCGTTGTGGAGGCCAACGGCGGCCTGGCGAACTCCACGGGCAAAGCCAAAGAGGAAATGGAGGCCATGCGTCAGAAGATCATCGACAACGCGGTCGCGCACGGGGTCGATAAGGACGCCGTGACCGCGTACGTGGACAACCTTCTGACGATCCCGAAGTCCATCCCGCCCACAAAGCTGGACGTGGACAACGCGGCGGCCGCGGCGAAGCTCGAATACACCAAGTGGCTGCTGGATTCCCTGCACAACAAGACAGTGTTCGTGGACGTGCAGACCTCCGATTCGGTCAACACCGGCCGGGGCGACGCTAAGGGCGTGGACAAGCCCACCGCGTACGCGCACGGCGGCATGGTCAACTACCTGGCCGGCGGCGGGTTCCCGGATTTCAAACCGCAGGGCAGCGACACGGTCCCGGCGATGCTCACCCCCGGGGAGATTGTGGTGAAGCGCTCCTCGGTCGCCTCGCTCGGGGCGGACAACCTGCTCCACGCGAACAAGACCGGGCAGTGGCCCGGCGGCGGCGGCGGGCCGGTCACGGTGAACCTGATCCTGGACGGCACCATCATCGACACCCGCATCGTGGATGTCGCGAACAAGGTCATTGACGGCGTGTCCCGCCAGATCGGAGGCATGCGCCGATGAGCGTTGTCTATTCCACCGGCGGGTCCGCGGTCCTCGAACTTGAAACCCTCGACGGGCCGCCGCCCGGGGTGCGGGTCACCGTCTCCGGGGTGTCGGTCATGACGGTGTTCACCCTGACCCGTTTGGTGGACGGGCAGACCCAGACGGTCCCGGGGTGGCGGGCGAAACGGTTCGTGGACTCCCTCGTGGACACGGACTGGGTCGCCCCCACCAACCGGCCGGTCACCTACACCCTCACCGCGGCCGGGGCCGTCGTCGCGGCGGCCACCATCACCCTGACCACACCCTACGCGTGGATCCAGGACCCGCTCCAGCCCGACAAGAACATGCCCCTGGCCCTGAACGGGGCCGTCCCCGGCATGGCGACCCTGGACGACAAGTCCCTGAAGGCCTTCGACTACAAGAGTGCGTCCACGGAGATCCCGATCATGGGTTCCGCGTACGCGGTCGCGTTCGGCGGGCAGCGGATGGAAGCC